CACATTTCACGGAAATGCCCCTTGTAAATGTAAGTGTTGTTTCTCTGGTACTTGTAATCAACTATATCTGTAATTAATGGGATTCTTACCCATCTTCTAGCTGAATGATTGTTACCAAGCAAAAACCAGGCTGTATCGCTTCCGCCTGCGGCCGCTCCCAGTCTGTTAGAGGTTACAACCTTAATTCCGTATTTGGCTGATATCCAGTTGATATTGTTATCTGTGGTATTAGCCAATAATTGAGACTCTGTGATTTCGGTTGCTTCCTTAAACTTAGCTGGTGGAACCAATAATGTGGAAGGCATGTTTCCCATAATTACGCCTGCCTGGTCTTTTTGTTCGACTAAAGCGATAATGGCGCTCTCTAATGTGCTGGTTGACAAGTCTCCTGACACTAGGTTGTCAATGGTGTCTCCATTGATATTAACGTGAGAATCTGAAAACCAAGCTACGCCATCAGCTGTCAAAGTGGTTGTAAAAGCGTTTCTGTATAGCTCGATTGCGTTGTCGTCTCTAGTTGCTCTGGCTTTCCTGCCGAAGTCCTTGGCCATTTTTTCGTAGGAACCATGCATGTTATCATCCCAAAATCTTTTTGGAATTTCGATTGATTTAGCGAATTCCAGAGTTGCGAAGGTCTGCTTGTTGGTGATTAAAGGATTTTCCATTCCTACGTTTTCTTCCTCATCCCTTTCATCCCACAAACCAACACCTTTGAAGACTTCTTCTTGAACTGCCGCCATGTCGGTTGTTTCCTGATTGAATATAATCGGGCTTGTGGCATCGACATAACCGGGATGCAATTCGGCGTTCCATTCTTGCATGAACACGTCATCAAGTTCGGTCTTCACTACATCTGGATTCAGATTGCTTGAATAAGACATATTTTTAAATTATTAAAATTATTAAAATAACTAGATAGCGTCTCCGTATCTGGTCACGTTTGTTTTGATTTCAAAATCTACGGTTCCATTGGTTGTATCGTAGCCTACGATTCTAAGGCCATGGACATCTTCGTCTGTGCCTTCGTCCTCATCGACTGTGTAATTGGTTCCGTCATAATCAAAGCAAACGGTATCATACAAGATTCCGGCTGCTAAATTGGCTGGAGTTGTCGCGCTTGCCCTGTATGTAACACCAGGCAAAGGCAAATAAACTTCCACTTCGCCATCAGCTGAGCTGGTGGCTGTATCGTTGGAGGCTGCAATTCCAAACACCACATCTGTTCCAATTTCCGGATCTCCGGTAGCAAGCTTAACAACATAATTTCCGCCTGCTGCCGATAATTTTACCGGCTCGCCTGCCAAAATTTGTGTGCTGCTAGATGTTGTGTAATCATCAACTTTGAACTTTTTGGTTGGAACTGTGTTGTATCCTCCATTATCGACTATAAATACATCATTCTTAGCCATATTTTTCTTAATTTACTTTTTAATAATTTCTTCAGGAGTTAAGGGTTTTAATCCTCTCTTAACTCTTGAAGCGTTAACTCTTTGTATTGCTTGTATATCGTCACTACTAAAGCCATAATCAGAAAAAGACTTTTTAGATTCCTGCCTTTTTTCACTGCTGAAATGCGGCGCGGTCGTTATTAAGCTTTTTCTCGCCAAAGATTCGGATAATTCAGCATTGTCTCTTAGGATTCTTTTTTCGTTTGCTAATAATTTAGCCCTTTTAATGTCTTCCAAGATCAATGATTGAGTGTATCCGCTCTTGTTTATCGTTTTGTCATAATGATGCTTGATTAATTCAGCTTCATCACTGTTGCTCGATATGGCGTTAATGGCTTCATTAATGAAATCTCTGCGGAACTCTATTTCTCTTTGCTCTTCTCGCTGCCTCATTCTCTCATCAAGTTTATCTAAAAGCTCCTCCTCTTCGTTTTCTTCTTCCTCCTCGTTATTCTCGCCTTTAAACTCTTTGATTTTTTGTTTGGCTTTGATTAAGCCTTTTTTGTAATTTTCGTTGTCTCTGGCAAGCTTTTCGTTTTGAGCTTTAAGAGCTTCCAATTCCGCTTTATAATCATTATCTTCGGCTTGCGTTTCAAAGGTGTCTCCCTCGGTGCCTGGATTTTGATTATCGCTTTTTAAGTCTGTGCTGACCGCTTCGCCTGTTTTTAATTCCTGGCTAGGAACTGCATTGTTATTCATATAGTTAAAACAGTTAAGGCCGTTCTCGCCTGATTAATTTTGTATTTTTTTGAATGCATTCAATGTTTGGTCTATTAGGTCTAAGTTGTACAACATAGCCTTGCCAAACATCATGTCGTCAAAATTATTTGATTTAATGAACATTTTTTCATGTGCTCTTTGCTTTATGTCGGATGATATTGCGTGATATAGCTTGGTGTTGGTTATCAGCCTTGCCTCTTCGGCATAAAAGCGTTTTTCTTCGCTACTCAGCTTGTCAAAGCGCAATGCCTCATTAAGCGTTATCGCCTTTAACAGATTTTTTAGTAGCAGGTTCGCTATCCTTGTTTTTATTGCTTTTAGCATTTTTTTTGCCTTTTAATTCCGCTTCTTTTTTAGCGGTTTTAATCTCTTTGATGTCGTAAGCGGCCTTTTTTTCGTTCAGGCCTAATTCCGCTTTCAACTGCTCCGTTGTGATTCGGCCTTGCAAATCTCCTTCTCTCACTCCGTCTCTGACTACGGTGTTGTTTTCAACTTCCACCGTGCCGGAACGCTTTATTCCGTATTGCTTCTTTAATTCCTCTCTTCGCTGCCAAGGAATTAAAGACCATAATTGTTCTAGATTTAGTGTCATCATAGTTTTGGTTATATGGCTGCCTTTGTTAGAGGCTGCTGTCCCTTATTTAATATTTGGCTTATTACCTCATTTCCGGGCTTTTCCGGCTCTTCGTTCTGTTGCGGTATTGGCTGATCTACATCTATGTATTTGTCTTCTTCACCCGGCTTATAATTTGCCAGCAAGAAATCTCTTGTTATCATCGCCATCTTTTGCGGGTCTTGGCTGATTAATGGATTTTGAATCAGTCTGTCATAGGCCTCTAAGTTCAAAGCTTTCTTTACCGCCTCTGAAGATGAAGATATAAAATCAGGATTGATTTTGACTTTGTATTTTAGTTTTCTAAACAATATCGGATTAACCTTGGCTATCCTCATATTTTTCTTTTCTTCTTCTTCCATAATCTTAAAGCTTTCCTTAAGCTTATCCTCTTCTTTCTCGGGTATATCCATGTCAAAGTCTATCCTGCGCGACATCTTCTTACCGTCTACGTCTCTATCGCTTACTAATACGCTGTTAAACTTAACTGTCGTAATATCTCCAAGAGTTTCAACCGCTTCTCCGATTGTCATATTTTGAAGTATTGTGTTAAGCCTTAATCTGCCGAAATCTTCTATTAGATTAACAAGCATTTTTCCGAATAATCCCAAGACAGTCTTGGCGTTAGCTTCAAGTCTTCCAATCTCAAAAGCGGTGCTGCTTCCCTTTGATTGTTGGCCTGACTGCAAAGGGTCTTGAGAGCTTTCGTTGATACTATTCTCAACCAATTGCAAGGTGTTCATGCCAGCGTTGAAATCTCCGGTTATCTGTAAAGGCTCTACTTTCTGGGTAGGGTCTTCAAAAGATGTTGATGAACCTGGTATCATCACGTTAGATGTTATGATCTGCGGGCCGGTGTTGATTATCGGGGGAAAAGCCTTCATGAAAGAGCCGTCAATTATAATGTCGTAGAGCTTATTGACTATCTTCTCATCAGGAAGCATTTTGTCGGCGGCCGGTTTCATATAGAAGAATCTGCCCTCATCAAACGGTTCATATCCTGATTTAGCGAATGGGTACATCTTATCCATTCGGCGCATTGGCTTGTCGGGATCATCTAGTAATACGCCGTTGACTACGGCAAGCTCCAAGTCTGCAAAACGGTTATAATATATTATTTCTTCGACCAGCCTGTCTTCCAATTCATCATCATATTGCTCGTAAAAATTATCACCTTTCTCGTCGTAATATATCCTTAAGCCTGGCCTTACATATTTTTTAAAATTCTCATTGTTTCCGTATTTAATTTTAGCGTTGCTGTAATCAATTATCCTGCGCCAGATAAGAAATGGTTGCTCTTGTATGTTATAAGTATAAGCGTTGCCGATATAAAGCTCGTCTACCGGAATCAAAATGTTTTTAAATCCGCTGAATACTTCGTCTATCGCTTCTTTTTCTTTCCAACTTCCGTCTTTCTTAATCTCTTTTATCTTTCTCTTTATCTCGGCGTAATCTTCATGAATTATAATGGCGGGATTAACCAATCCGGCTATTACAGACAAAACAAAATGTCTGGCATAATCTGATTTCTCCCAACTGTACTCCATTAAATCACGCATGACTTGAGCCGCGTCCGCGTCCTCACTGTCATTATCATTCTGCGCTATTACATCAGGGTAAAGGATTGTACTTGTTACATGGGCGGCTATGCTGATTATCTTGTTTCTAATTATCGGTTTCCTGGTCTGCGCTTTCCATTTTTCATCCGGATTTTCCGATCTGGGAGGGATATATGTGTTAAAAGCCTGCTGACATTCATTTTGGAATTGAATTAATGTCCTGTCTCCGAATTCCTTATAGGTGTTATTGCGGACTATATCGGCTGTTTCATAATCACGCCTAATATCTGCTAATCTGGCCTTTTCTTTTTCGCTTGGCTTGTAGATTGAAACATTATCTAATATTTCGTTTTTTTTGCCTATTCTCGGCTCTACTATTAATGACATATTTAGGGTATATGAGTATAAGCGGTTCTCCTTTTTACCGGCTTCTTAAGGTCAAAATACATTCTCATCATTAAGGCATCGGCAAAGTCCGGGCTTCTTCCAAGTTTCTCCTTGATTTCTTCTTTGGGAATAATTTGCAGTTTTTGAACCTTTTCCCAATCCTTGCCTTTTACGTGCTCTAACTCATCTATAATTATATCTTTATAAGCTTCTTTTGGGCTTTCTATTCTTATCTGCCTGTTATTAACCTTATCAGCCAGCATGTAATAGCATTGGCTTCTTAGGTTCTTGTAATTTTCCATTTCATGCTTTGTCGGATGCTCTATCGGAGCGGAGTTATTGATAAACCCGTTCACTCCTCTCAAATTGTCTACCACTCCGCCGCCTACTCCATCATCGTCAATAACTACGTTAGCCCTTGGTATGTTGTTCTCCGCCATAATGGCGCTTATCTTTTGCTGAATGATATCAAGACCCGTCTTTTCATAAACTTGGATATCTGATACTTTCCAGTCTTCCCATAGCATTATTACTGTTTTGTCGTGTCCATATCTGGCTATGTCTGCGGTGATATATTTCTTAAGATAATGCGTATCTAAGTTGTTGGTGAACAAATCCAACAAAGCGTCATAAGAAAAAAGGGTATGCGGATCATCGTCATACTCCCAATTGCCATGCATTAATCTTTCTTTCGTTGCCTTATCGGTAATACCTGCCAAGTTAATGCCGTATTCCTTGGCTGTATGCGGATTATCCTTATACAATGATTGAATAAATACCGTATCTTCCGGCAATGTTTTCTCTTTACATCTCTTGTATGCCGTTCGGTATATCCATCCCTTGCTCGGATTGCATGTTAAGAGCATTTTTGACATTACTACATCGTTCATGTGGCGGCCGATTCTGGATTTAAGAACATCAAAGGCCAAATATTCAATTTCTGCCGCTTCTTCTATCCAACCGCTTGTATATTCAAGGCTTCCTAGTCTTTCAAACAAAGGGTCTGACGGTATGTATTTCAAGTCTAACAAGTCTATCCTGCTTCCATTCTTAAATTCTATGTAATTATATTGGCCGTTTAGCTTCCAATCTGACAATGGAATACGGTGATGCTTGCATACCTTGGTCCAAGTTATAAAGCTTGAACTCATTAATCTTTTTAATTCTTCTCTTCCGATAAACCATTTGCTTCCTGGATATACATAACAGTTGTATAATAACCATTCGCAACCTAACCAGCTCTTGCCTCCTCCTGCGCCCCCTCCGAAGTATATGAATTTAGTCTTATTATCGAGCAAATACTGCCAAGCGATATGTTGTTTAATTGTCGGCTTTATCGTCGGCGTCATTTGGGACTATATAATTAAAACCTTTTATTGCTTCGCCCTTTGTTGTGTGGTCATGTTGTTTCGCGTCTTTCCATCCATAATTATTCTTAAGATTAAATATAACCATTGTTGGATTTAGCCTGCCTTGCATACCCTCGGATACCGTTCTTGATTCCAATATTTCCTTAATCTTTTTTATTGTTTGCGGAATCTTTGAATCTTTTTGAAATTTCTTGCGCCATTCGCTAAACCTTTCTCTCGTGTAAGGCTTGTCCTCAAATACTTGTCCGATGAATATTATATTCTTATTTTCTTTAACCTTAGCCAACATCTCTTCAAGCTCTTTGGCAACAAACTTTTTTGTATATATTTCGGGTTTTGTTATCATGTTATTATTTTTTCCTGAAAACCTCATCATAATCAAAATAAGGCGTGTCGGTTATCATAACGTTATACTTTCTTTTAACTTTATCATTATATTGATGTTCGTTGTTCCAATATTCCTTAGCTGATATTCCCAGTATGTTCTCTTTTTTCCCGTCTATTTTTCTGTTAAATTCTTTCATCTGTTTTGTCTGATTCGGCATACAAGCAGTTGTCGCAAATAAAATAACCTTTTGTTGTTGAAGTGCTTGGTTTATTTTGCTTTTTGCATTTCGGGCAAATCATATAAAAAAAGACGATGGACAATGCCACCGTCTGAAATAGTGAAAGTAAACACCTCTGCAAACTTTCAATATCTCGCGCGAAACGACATTGAACTTGAGGTGCTTTCTCTATTTATAATTACTTGCTATACAATTTATCTTCAAACTCTTGCTCTATCTTCTTGTTCTGAACAGGCTCTATGTATTCAAAACAATCACCGCATTTCCATTCTTTGTTTTTTGTTTCTTGGTATATTTTTTGACTTCCGCAAATTGGGCAATACATATTTTAAAAAAAAGCAGCCACGTCTAAGACTGGCTGCTTGTATGAGAATAGCTGTTGTTAGCTTGATATGTCATAACTCCTTGTTATTTAATACTATTATAACAAATCGTTAATTCGCCGTCAAGCTTTAGAACAGATTCTTGATAGTTTCCTTATCCATATCAGCGATTGCCTTGTCAAGCTTCGGGGCTTTGACAAATACCTTGCCAAAAAGCCTGTGGACAATGTTCTGCGGATCCTTGTGAAGAATTAGCAGTCGCTTGAATCGAGCGCTAATAAGCTCTATCTGGTGGTCTGTGGCGGCTTCGGCTCCCAATGCCACTGTGTAGGGATAACCGATGTTGATTAAGCGCAGGCAATCAAGAGGGCAGGCAGTCAATATGGCGTATTGTTTGTCTTGCCGGTGCAGATTATAAAGCCAATTGCGCTTGCTTCCCTTTGGAAAAAACCATTTGTCTTCTTTGGCGTCATATCCGATATATCCCTCTTTGTCGCCGTTCTCATGGCGGATCATTAAGGCTATCTTTTTGGCCATTATGCTTTTCTGCTTAACCAATCCTATTTCATAGTTTTTGCAAAATTCTTCAGTAAATCCGAACTTCTTAAGCGTATCGCAATAATGAAGTTCAAGATCAGGAGTTGGCCTTTTTTGCTCGGCCGGCTTATCGAGAAACATCTTCTTAAGCTCTTCAGCGGCTTCTCTTAAGCCTATGCCCTTAAGAATCGAATAGAAGTTAATCACTCCGCCTTTGGCCTCCTTGTCATGAGGGGAGAGAAAAAGGTTTTTTTGCGTGTTGACGACAAAGTGAAACTTACCGGCACTGCCCTTAAGTCCTTCGTTGGTATCGGAATAGGGGATGTTTAATGAATTTAAAAGTGCGGGGAAGGGGATTTTAGCCGATATATCGGCAAAATCATAATAAGCTCCCATGTTTGGCCTCCTTTGTTTGTGTTTACTTAATTATATCAAATAAACAATATGTTAATAAAGGAGGTTGTGGATAACTATGTTATTTTTAATTTATTTTTTGCAATTCAAATTTTAGCTTTATTTATCTATGCTAAGATTAGCGGAATATCCAATGATAGCAAGTGCTTGACATATAACAAGCGTATGCTATACTTATTATATAAGAAATAAACACCTCCTCCCGCTACTGGCACTTAGTCAACTATCGGGGGAAGAACAAAAAAACTATGAAAACCACAAAAGAAATGTTAATTGAAATCTGCGAAAACGAAGCCGCTAAGAACGAAGATATAGCAAGCGCAGCAGAGCTATACGACTATACACTGGCCTACGATTGCGGCTTCAAAGCAACAGAGGAAGAATGTGACGAAGCCTTCGAAGAATATTTAAAATAAAAAAAACTAAATGGAAGACAAAGACTTAATGCGCCAAGCGGCAGCAATCATGGGAAGTAAGGGAGGCAACAAAACAGCTAAGAGGGGTAAAGAATACTATAGGACAATAGGCAAGCAAGGCGCAAAAAAAAGATGGGGCAAATAGCCTCATCTTTTTTTGTGTCGGGAAGGAAATAAACACCGACATACAACATCATTTTTAATTATATCATAAAAAAGCAAAGCCGCCAAACTTGGTGTTGACGGCTCGCTATTCTGTGCAACTATAAGTCTCTCGCTATGCGGAGAACGCGGGATAACTTCTTAATATAACTTCAAGCCAATCCCGCTCCGCTTCACGCTCCTTTTTTTTGGACAAACCGGCATAAGCCGGTCAAGCTCCAAATTAACAGAGCTTGCGCTTATCAAGATAGAACATGAAGCCATATCAGCCGGTATCTACGGACACCGGCCGGATGCCTGACTTAATTATACATCATCCAAGCGTTTCTTAGAAAATCATACCTGTCGGCCAACTCCTTATCCTTGGGTCTTGGATCGTATGGCTCGATGTCGACAGGCGGGAATGATAAGACCTTGTAACCCTTTCCGCCTAGGCCGATCCACGCTTCATAATCCTTTAGGGATTTAATTTGCTTAGCGGTAACATCAAATTCCCTGCCAACCAATTCAGCGTCCGCATATCCGCAACGGAATACCACCTTGGAATAGGTGCATGACAGGACAAGCTCTCTTAATCTTCTATCCACCTGCTCCAGAGATTGCCCGACAAGATTAAACGAAACGTTATAATGCCGGACTTGGCTTAACATCTTATCCATGAGATCCGTGATGAATAAGCTCCACTCGTCAATATACACATAGAGGGAAGGGGATTGCCTGTCTGCTTGGTGCTGTCCGTAAGACTGTATCTGATGAGTAACCAGATTCCCGATAAAGGCGGTTACCTCTTTATCAAAGCCGGAGAGGTCAAAAATATAAACAAGCTTTTCCTCGGCTATCCGCTTAACATTGAATTGATTATCACCTAGGAAGAACTTAGCCAAAACCTCATCCCAATAAAGCAAGGCCATGCGGTCGGTTATTCGCGAGGCTGTTTCCCTGGTTCTGGCGTGGTCGGTTCCGCCTTTGTCAAATTCATTCCAAAAGTCAGGCTTAACATGTTTGCGGAAGTGTTCATCTCGTCTGGCCTCAAGGTCGAGAAACTCGGAAATATATTTGATATCTATCTCTTCGTCCTTGGTCATGACGGCTATGGCTTCATTAAGGATCCTCGTCATCTTGACTGTTATCGCCACCTGGTCGGGAGTAACAGCTTTTACAGACGAATTAACAACATTGATAAGCTCTCGAACTTTCTCGGTTTTTGACAAATACTTTCTGGTTAAAGGATTAAGGCTTATCGGATTGTATCGGCTGATGTATGTTAGGCGCTTCTTGTCAACTAAGGCGGCGGCTTGCTCGGCCATTTCTCCGTGAGGGTCAAGGACTATGACGGCATTATCTCTTTCCCAGTTGATGAGATTTAAAAGAAAGGTGCTTTTGCCGCTTCCGGTAGAGCCGATAACAAACATGTGTTCATAGCGCTTTTTTGCATCTATCAAACAAAGCTCGTTAGTTAAGCTTATGCCTAGCTCTATCATGTTTAATTATCGATTTTTTTGTATCGTTCGATTGTGTGATCATTTGCGGCTTCGGTGCGCTTCGCCTCTGAAGCTTCTTTCCTGGCGCTTGACTTCGCTATATCCGCCTGGGCTATTATCATCTCCATTTCTGCTTTGGCTTTGTCCACAATAAACTCTTTAATGTCTTCGAATATGCTGGCATTTTGATCTATTGTCTGGCTCGGTGCAAACATTCCTCCGACTATCAGGCTTTGAATATAGGGAGGAAGCTCACTGACATTAAAAGCGTCTTTGACTTTATCCATCATTTTAGCCCTTATCTCTTTTTCCAAAGTTTGGGCGTTTATCATCCTTATTTCGGCGTTGGCCTTGGCTTTCATTATCGCCGTTAAAACCTCTTCGCGCTTATTGGAGGCATAGGCGCTTTGCAATTTGGCTTCTTCATGCTTTAAGTTCATTTCGGCAAGCTTGGCTTCTTGTCTAGCCTTATCGTGCATGATTTTAATTTCTATGACTTCTTTGTATCGATATAGGCGCATGTCTCGAATTTTCTCCCTTTCTTGCGCCGTCAAAACCCTTTCTCTCTCATGCCTTGTTTCGGCGTCCTTTTTCATTATTTCTATTTCGGCGGCTGATCTATTCTTCTCGATTATCAATCTTTCCCATTCTCTATCTCTGGCCGCAATCATATCAAGCGTTTTTTGCTTTTCCTGCTCTAAAAGCTCGGCCTCCCTGCTTACTGATGTTTGGAGGTTCAAGATATAAGCCCAATGCTCATATCTCTCCCGCTCTAACGCTAATTTATTTCGCTGGATTACTAATTGAAATTCAACCCTTCGATTTTCTATCAAAAACATGATTGCTTCTTGGCTGAATAATATGGCGGCTTTGGTCTTCGCCATTTCATCAGCCGTCAAGCCTAACTGGATTATCTGCTCCTTGATCCAATGGACGCGCTCGGCGTCAAGCTGAAGCCTTTGGTTTTGTATAGTCTTAAATATCGGCCACCTTCGGCTATTAAGGCTCGCCGTTAAATCATTCATCATCTGATATAGGCTGATATTCGGAATATCGATAACATGCTCCACTATATCGTTATCATTCTTAAGCCAGGGAGCAACAATGTATTTGAAAGACGAAGGATTCTTAATAAGCATTTCTTTTCTTCCTTATATCATCCTCATTGTAATCTGCAAAAAAATCAGCCGGATACTGCTTGTCTGTTGCTTTCATTAATTTGTTCGGGTAATACACGCAATCATCATAAGGACATTTTAACGATCTTACTTTTTCTTTGCATTTGGAGCACCTAAAAGCCCACGACCATAAAGCTTTCAATGGCTCTTTTGTTGAATTGTGCAGAGCATAGCAATGTGGGCAATGGAATTGCAAATCGTTTAATATTATTGCCTTAGTGCAATTAGGGCAAAGATATATATATCTCCGCAACCTCATCCAACCGTTCAGATGCATAAGACTGCTACATACAATTACCACCGCCACTGCGAAAAATACTATCGAAAAAAATAGCACAACATTAAAATTGCTGTTATTTTTCACATAAACAAGATAATAAATTCCGTAAATTATTGGAGACAGAATTGACAAATGCAAAAAGTAAAACCAAAACATTTGGCTTATTATTTCTCCTTGTAACTTATCTCTTATGCTCCTTTTCACTCCCAGCCCTCCCAATCAGCGTTAAAATCTCCATGACATTTAACCGAAAAACAAAAGTCCTCTATCCTGCCTGCTTCAAGCTTTAACTTCTTACTCCACCGCTCCCACCACTCGAAGGCTCTCTTGCTCTTGGCCAGCTCTTCATAATTTTCCCTCTTCTTCAAAAGGTGCTGGTGCCAGTCCGGTTTAGCGTTCTCAACCTCAATAAAGGTCAATTTGATATATTCGGCCTTGTCCGATTCGTGCCTGTGGATAACTAAAGCGTCAGGGTCGAACCAAGGGGAGTTATCCGGATTAACAAAGCTCGGATAGCAGGTGGCGAAATAATCCGGTCCGAAATAGTAATCCAAGATAACATCCGTCAAGGTCTGCTGGTGCTTCTCAAACTCTCCCCGCTTTGGCCTTTTCATCATGTATTCGGTGTTAACGCCTTGCGCCTTAAGCCATTCGAGGCTGTTAAGCGTGGCGTAATAACCGCCGTTTTCTGTTAATCCTAAGTGCTCATTCTTAACAAGCCAAGCAAGCCAAGTCTTGGTGCCAATCTGCTTGATATACCTTTCCTTATTATATCGGTTAAGCTGCTCCTGGCTGATATATCGGACTTCGGCTATTAGCTTCATAAGCTTGACAAGCCCTGCGTGGGTTCGGTTCTTCCTATCGATTACATTTTCAATCGGTTCCGGCATTCTGTTAACGACTTCAAGTTTTTTGTTAGCTTATTTTACGGGCTATTAACAGAATTAAAAACCTAATTCAAGAGTTTTATTGACATAATTAAATTTTTAACAGCCTGATCAAAGAGGCTTTGGCGCAAGCCGTAGAGGGAAGGTCAAAACATCCAAAACCAAAGTCAAGGTTTTGGCCTTACATCGAGGCTGCGATTTGTTGGGCGTGTGGGTCGGGCTTTCAAATAACAAAAATACCCTTTCGGGTATTCCTGCTAACATGGGCAAATGCTCAAATAAGCCATGCTGTCGAGTTCCGCGACTCTGTGGTTCAACTTATGTTAATGGGTGAACGGTTTATTTTGCGAATCTTATCATTGGCATTTTTTTCACTTCTATTTCAGCTCCGTCAATTTCAATTTTCCCGTCTCTTAAATCTTTTTCAAATTCTTTGTTTAGCTCTCTATGTTCTGGCACTACTTCATAATACTTTGGCAAGTCCTTTACTTTCTCTAATGCTTTGTCCTTGTCATACTTTACGGTCCTTTTTTCCACATACGAAACCGTCGCTATATCGCTTTTATACTGCGACATCTGTTCTTTTTCCAATACTTCGAAGACTTCTCCCCTTATTTTGTTTTTAAGTTCTTCCAGCGCACTTATTTCGCTCTCTAAATTTTTCAATTGTTTTAAATTTTTCTCTAATTGCTCATTCATATTTTTTATATTTAATTAATTAAGCCATTTTTTTTTAAACTTATGTTAATGGGTGAACGGTTTATTTTGTAATTTTACAATATAGTCTACGTTATTTTTTCTTTGTTGGCACAACTGATTGTACCTGCTATTATAATATTTCACTGCAAATTTATCTTTTATATCTAGAACGGATTTTCTTCTGTTTGACATTTTTTTTCATTTAACATCTTGTTTACCATTACAGTAATTGCATAGTTTATTGATTTCTCCATTACATTACTGTTGTGTTTAATCATGAACGCCTCAACTAATTCTTTGTCAATCTTTCCTTCCACCAGCTTATCGATTAATTCTATAAATGATTTCTTGTAATTATTTATTGTTTCTCGCAAAACACTATTATTAGCTTGCGCAACACTCAAAGCTGTTTCAAGCTCTGCTATCCTCATTTCATATTTAGCTTTTAACTGTATTCCTCTTGTAATATTATCCACAAGCTTTATGTTCTCATTAATTGTGCAATTCTTCTTAATATTATATACATTTAACATTAATTCTTTTAATTTCAAAATAGGTTTGAAAATATCTTCTATTTTTTCTTCCGGTTTGCTGTTCCAACTACAGCGTAAATTATTATCAAATGCTTCTAGGCTAGATTTTAAATTTGTTATGCCCTCAAGCATTTTGGCAACTTGTAAATTTGCCTCTGCTTCTATTACTTTTTGACTGTTTGTTGTTTTAGCCATATTTTTTATATTTTATTAATTAAGCCCATCGCGGGAGGCGACTTAATAATCTGATAATGCCCCCATGCGTAGAGTTCCGCATTATCAAACCATGCTTGTCGAATCACCTCCCACGACCGGCCTCCGTGTCCGGCCTGTCAATCTTAACACTTGCGTGTTGTTGAAGACTCTAGCCGGAGAACGGAAGCAAGGATTTTATCTCAATTTACTTTTATAACTTTCAATTATTCTTTCCATTTGCGTCTGTCGCCAACTTTCAAAATTGCTTGTGTCCGAATAATTTTGATTATAATAGACAAATAAAACATTATACAATCTTTCGCTTAACGATTTCCTGTTGCCCTCAATCTTGGCCTGCTCTTTCGGGACATCGTTCGGCTGTATCTTGTTTGAACTGAATAATAGCCAGCCTTCCATGTTTTCAAGGTCAAATAATTTGGCCTTTTCTTCGCCTTTCATCTCTCTAGACGCGTAAGCAGTTATCTTGATGGTGCGGTCTTTTAGGGTTTGAATCCCGCTTATTGTTGCGGGAATTTGAAACAAGTCTTTTTCCATATCTTAATTAAAATGGTAAATTTTCTACCTTTATCTCCTCTGTTGGCATAGGCGGTTGTTCTCCCATTGCCTCAATCATTTGCGCTTCGGTGTTAACCTGCGGTCTTCTCTCGGCCTCAATCGGGAAAATGTTATAAACTTCTTCTCTGTCATTAAGCTCCATAATCATATTGCCATTGTCGAATTTGGTTATAATACCTACCTCAAGCCATCTTGATTTTTCCTGATTTTGTGATTGATAAGTTTTTTTTCTCGTGACTCTAAATCGTTGCATAAAATTATAAAGTTATGTTATTAGCTGGCCTTTGCTGCGGCCTTTGATAAGTTTGTGGTCTTTGCGCTGGCTGTTGCGGTCTATTATCCTTGGTATCAGCGTCTCTCTCATCGTCTATGGCGAATAATCCGTTAAGGGCATACTTCCTTGCGTAGCTGGAAGCGGCTCCCGTTACTTGTGATTCATCCATACCTTTCTTGGTTTCCGCCTCTCTGGCAAACGCCGACACCTCAATTTTGTCCTTTCCGTCTGTTAGCGTAGCTGTTGCTTTAACATAGTATCTTGCTCCGCCTGCTATCCTGATTTGTTCATGCCATTCTTTTGCTTTATCATTATACTCTTTTGTCTTGACCTCGAATCCGCTATTTTCAACACCCAAAACTATAATATCATCAGTCAATGTCAATATAAGCTCGTCGAGTAATGGCTTAACCGCCTCTAGGATATCTTCGCAACTTCTGTAATAATATCCGCCGAAAGCGTTCTTATTGTTTTTTGGCGCTTTAAGCTCTCTTTGTATTCTGTTTAGTTGTTTTATAAGTTCCATATTTTTTAAATAAATTTACATTTAGCGCTCTTATTTACTGGCTCTTTCATTGCCTCGCTTCCTCCCATAAGCCATTCATAAATTGCGCTTTTGTCCTTGAATACCGGCTTGTATTCTTCGGTGCTGTATTCGATTCCTTTGCCGTCAATGAATTTTGCATTTGTTATTATGTCCATATCTTATTCAATTATTTGTTTGCATTTGTGGCAGAACTTGACGCCAATAATGTCGTCATTCGCTTGGTCGATTATATCGACAAGCTCAATTTCATGTTCGCATGTTTGCAATTCTAATATGTTTTGTTGCATAGGGTTTTTAATTAGTTTTTCTTATGAATAATATGCCTTCGTCCAGATAGAATATGTATTTCCATACTCTGAACAGGTCTTGCCTTGACCTGAAGCTTCGCCATGAGAGGGCAAAGCGTTTATCCGTTGCTTTCTTATCTTGTCCGCTAAGCAGGCTAACAAGCTTATCCGCAAAGTATTCCGATATATCCAATTCCTCCTCGATATTATCCGACTTACTTAAGCTTGAGATTGCGGCCTTTATTAGATTTACAATATTCTTCTCTATATTCAAGCCGTAAGGCTTGATGATGTCTCGGACTTCATCGGCTCCCCAAATAGGAGAGCGGAGCAATGCCCAAGTTAATTGTTCTTTTAGATTGGTTCGCATAGGGTTTTTTTTAAGTTTTTAAAAGATTATCAAGTGCTTTAGTGTAAGATTTTAAAAAATATTTTTTAGGCTCTTTCAAGTTTTTTGCTAACTGGGTGAGGAGATAATCTATTACTTCGGCATTACATCTTAATTCTTTCTTTGCCTTTGCCTTGCTTATCTCCTTGTCCATATATCTACGCAAGATATTGGCAATTTGCTTTTTTGTTTTTAGCATAGGGTTGTTTTATTTTATAAATTTATTTCGCAAAATCGGCAAAATTCATCACTTGTTATTTTTTCTTCAAGAATTTTTAGACATTCTTCGAAGACAATATCCGCTCCGTCTCTGAAGTCGTTTTTTATTTCTATCAGTATGTCTTTAATTTTTTCTGCCGATAAATTCTCAAGCTTGTTTCTTAATAATTGATGTTTGGTTTGCATAGGGTTTTGTTTTTTAATTCTTATATTACTATTCTAGCATATAGAATATATTTGTCAATACACGTATAATATCAAAAACATTGGGCTTTTTCGCTGTTTTAGCTGAAAAAATAAAGGCTGTGTATAACTGTATTCTTATTACAGGAATGCGCTTGTGGATAACTTTTTGCCGAATTAATTCAGACCGAAAACCTAAACAGAAAAAAGGGAGGCTGGAGCGGAAGCGAAAGCCTAAATGAGATTTTAGAAAGATTAATCGCCCCCTGTAGCGGAAGCGGAAGGGGGCGGAAGTGCAACCGCGGCTTCAATTTCCGGCGTGGTGTTTTCTTCCGGTGCGGCTCTAGATATAGGCGGAAAGTTTGCGCCTAAATTTGGGGCTCTGGGAGCGCTACAGCAAGGCTATTGCACCCTGTTTCCGATTTCATTCAAGAATCATTCCTAATTAAAGCCGCCATATCGTGTTGATATGACGGCGTTTTTTATTTCCTCCTCACTTATAGATTATCTCGCAAGCGTCCAGATTGACGGCCGTGCCTTTGAGATTGCGGTCAATCTTAAATCCTTTGTCCATCCATAATCCTCCGGTCATCATGTTCGGGCTATTCCTGCGGTCAAACATTATGAACTTGTGGCAGATATATTGCCATAACTCCATAGAGCAAGTCGGATGGTCTTTAACCTCTTCAACTTCACTCATCGGCATGGCAAGGTTGTAGATTTGATATATGATTTCGCTCTGCTTCGTGCAGACCTTAAATATCATGTCCACATCTTCAATCTTGATACGCTTAATCACGCTAAGCCCTCCCCTTTGTATTCAATTAATGTGTTGGCCGTGGCAAGGTTGGAAAATAAATCATAGGCTTGCCGGTGGCGTTCCATTATGGCAATAGGCGGGCTGTTTTTCAAGGCCTCGGTCGTGGCGTTGAACAGGCTCCAGGCATTTCTCGGCTGAAACTCGGCATGGGCAGGCTTAAGCCATTCATCGCGAACAACCGCAAGCTGACGGGGGCTCACTATTTCATGGCCGAACATCATGCCCATTAAGGCGAAGGCTCGGTCATTGGTCATTGGGAGCCGACGCATATGCTTGGCGTTATCCTCGACAACTCCGAAATGGTTTTGTGCTCGGTATAAGGTAGTGATTGCCGTTTCTTCCAGGCTGTCCCAGACGTTCTTGGTGTGGCGCTTCATGACGACAATATCGCCGTTCAAAGCCAGATTATCGCATACAAAAACAGTTGCTCCGATTGCGATCCCGATACTCATTGACTGATCATAGGAATTGCGGAAAGCGATTGACAGGTTGAGGCAGTCACCGGCCGGATTCTTCTCTCGGCTGAAATTCAGAACAGCGAACATCTGATTGCCGTCTCTGGCTATGGCATATTTCTCTCCGATAAGGATGTAGTCTCTTAAAATATCTCGTCCCATCATTGACAACTTGTCCGCAAGGTGGTAATGACTGACAGGTTTATAGCTTTCTGTTTCTCGGGGCAAGGGGATTAAGTCAAGGTCGCGCTTGGCTATCTCCTTGCCGCCTCTATGCAATGTCATCATGTCGTGCCTCCTCTCATTGGTAGCAGTTAGAACATACCGCTCTGCCGTCCGGCGTGATTACCATTGGATTTGAGAAATTGTGCTGCTGGTGCCTGTGTCCGCAGGAAAGAACTACCTTTTTGTTTCTTAAAAACCTTCGCAGCTCCTTGACGGTGATTTCTTTTTTCGGCTTCTTCTTCATCCTTTAATCCTTTCTCGATAAGTTGGTTAACTAGTCTGGTCATTGGCAGACCCTTCTTTCTGGCCATGTGGTACAAAAGCGGGATTAATCTGTCTTGAATTTTCGGGCTATACACTTAATCCTCCTTATTTTAAGGTGCTATATTAACTTCTCTTTTTAGTGCGTAAACATAAGAGCTACAGACATATCCGTCTCTATCTGTGTATGTGTTAGTCGCTACATTTACCAGCTCCCAACCAGAAGCTCCAAGCTCATTTAATTTTTCTTCGCTTAAATATTTCGTGTCATCGCAAACCCAATATTCCCATTTTTTCATATATTTATATTAACTTAACTTTTCTCTTTCCTGGGGAGTCTACAATGTTTTTAAATCCTATCATATCATTAAGGGTAACAAAGCGGTATTTGTGCGGATTAAATTTTTCCGCCCTCTTAAGTAGTGTCCAGTATGACTCCGGATTATAGTTATTCTCCTTGGGATTGAGAGTTTCGTAAAGCCTTACTGTATTAATTCCTTTTGAACACCACACATACAATATCTTGGCGTGTTCGTTGCAATTAAGCTTAGTGAGGTCAAAATCGTCACTGCCGTTAATCTTGCTTATTGTCTGGCCTATTTCTTTTCTGTGCTCAAACTCCACGATTATTTGGCTCTGCTTATCGGTCATTGGATCAGTCAACCTGACTATGCCGTCCGGAGTATATAGCCCTAGCCGTCTTGCCGGTGTTTCAAGCTCGATATAGAATCTATCTCTGAACGCGAAATAAAGACCTGCAAGGCAGGTATTAAGGCCGTATTGATGAAGATAATTCGGGTCAAGGGTAGTGACGGGAGTGTGGTTATACTTATAGCCCATACCCTTTGCGCCCTCTCTCGTGAGCTTATAATATACATGCTTCATCTTGGCCGAATAGACTCCTCTCTCATCATAATCCAAAGCTTCAACCTTGCCTTCGGCTATCAGGCGCTTAATCTTCTTGTTCATGGACTTGCTGATTGAATGGTTAAGAACGTCAAACCTGTTGATAAGGTGATATTGCGTTGCCCTGCCCAACACTCCAAGAGCGTGTAATGTTTTGTTTTCAGTTTCTCTCATTTGCTTATCCCCCACTCCCCCAAGCTCAATTAAGAGATCGGGGGTTATTATGAGTATCCCACGCTTCAAGCGTGAGGGGGTGGGGATTATTTTATTTATTTATTTAAGCTATTTCTCCAATCTTTCGCCCACATAAAAGGTATCCTTGCGTTTTCTGCGCACTGCCTGTCTTCCTCTCTATCTCCGACAAACAAACTTAGATGTGGCGGATAGTATTCACCCGGATATAACCTGCCTAAATCATTAGCTGCTGTTATTATATTTCCGATATTTGGTTTTCTGCACCAGCATATAGCGTTCTCTTTATCCTGGGCTTCAGGATGATGAGTGCAGGCGTATATTTTATCAAACATATAATTACATAAAACATTTGTCATGCTAATATTGTCCGATAGATCATTCATGCTCAAATGCCCTAGGGCAATTCCGCCTTGGTTTGTTATGCCAACTATTCTGTAACCATCATCTTTGTATTTTTTTATTAATTCGGGAACGCCGTCAAAAATTTCCACATCCTCTTTTTTGTTGACGAATTTACCTATTTCATCGTAACCCTTGCGGACTGTGCCGTCTAAATCCAAATACAATACTCTTGTTGCTTTCATATTATTTTATTTATTAGTCCGACAAAGACGTATATAGATACGGATACGGTTGATAAGACGGAGGCAGATACGGAGGAATATTATAATTATTAATTATGTTAGTTTCGAGCGTAAATTCTTTCCATGAATCTTTGGGAAAAAATTTATTCAAGTAATGAAACAACTCTTTCAAACTGGTCGGTTCTTCTATCCTTACAATTTTATCGTGTGTATTTATTTGAATTTTCATATTATTTATTGCTATTTATTAAAACTATTCGCGCCGTTTTGCGTCGTAAGCGCAGCCCAATCGTTCATGCCACTTGACGGGTCTTTTATGTTAAGGGGGTGAATGATTGGGCTGCGCTTTTTGGCGTAGCCAAAAGCGCATAAACGGCGCACTATTATTGCCCGTATTTTCGGGCAAATTATCAGAGGGGTGCTCTTGGCTGATGAAGTTCGGAAATAATCAGAGGGGTATATCTGTTATTCTTATTTTTCTATTATATAGGATGTTAGGGAATGGGTCAAATCGGGCAGAAAATGGGCAGAAAAAGCAGGCCAAAACAGGGTTTTCGGGGGTATAACAGGGTAGTGGAAATATGGCAATTTTATATTATCAATCCAATAAGTTGTGGATAAGTTTATGCCTTATGATTTTCGCCCTGATATGACTTAAAATCCCTTGGGCCTTTGTGCCCGTGCCGGTTCGATTCCGGCCCTAGGCATTAATAAAAACAAGGGGTTAGGCTGATTAAGCTTAACCCCTCTTGATTTTTCGGGCAGAAAATGGGCAGAAAACATTTTTACATGTTCCTAAAACCCAATAATTGGCAATACTTTTGCGTCACGGATAAATTGGAGTGTCCAAGACGATACTGGATTTCCACTATAATCATTCCGGAATTAGCCCACTTAGAAGCTCTGCGGTGGCGCAAGCTGTGCCAAGCCCATCTTCTTTGGTTAAGTTTTAAAACCTTATCTTCAAGAAAGCGGGGATAAGCGTTCCATTCGGTGAATACCTTGCCTTTACCGGCTAAACCCTTTAAGCATTCCGGCATAGGGATTCGCCTAGGCACTCTATTGGAGTTTTTGCTTTTGCGCGTATAGAGAGTTAAGAGATTGCCGTCAACATCTTCCCATGTCAAGCTTACCGCTTCATTAATTCTGGCGGCCGTCTCATCGACAAAATCTATTAAGAGCCTTTGGTTGTCGGTGCATTCCTTTTTAACCGCTTCCACATCCTTGTCAGGGGGAATATACTTAAGCCTGATATCAATAGGAAGAAACTGGATATTAAGTTTAGGAATTTCCAAATCATAAATACTGTTTCCCCAATTAAGAAGACTTTTGACCGATCTCAAGAGTGAATTAGCCTTATAATTGCTCTTTCCTCTCGTCTTCAACCTTTTAGCTTCCTTAATAATTAAGCCGTGAATCATTTCCTTACTGACTTCTGTTGCGTCTATCTCGCCCCATTCACTTAACATTAATTTGAAATATCGCCTATTTTCCTTATAATAATGGCCTGACTGATAGGTCTGGATATAATCAAGCCGTTTATTCATCAACTCTTTTAATCCCATTTTGCGGGTCGGCCTTATCTGTTCTTTTTCAATCCTTTCGATTTCCGCCCTTTCCGCTTTTTCAGCTTCTTTTTTTGTCGGATATATGGCCTTAGAGCAATACTTCTCTCCATAATGCGAACCTGCGAACCTCCACTTTAAGCCTCTTTTGAGCTTCCTTGAATAGCATCCCATTCTGCCTCCTGTGCCTCCACGTCTTCATGATAATTGTCAAAAAGCCATTCCTCGAATACCTTAAGCTCTGCTTCAAGCTTCTCGTCTTCCTTGGTTTTATTAATCTCATCCATGCGCTTAGAGATTGCGGAAGCGAGCTTCTGCAATGCCTCGATTAACTCTTCCAATAACAAAACATCTTTTCTCTGCTTCTCGATTGCCGCTTTCAGCCTCTCATCAAGCTTGTCTTGCTCCGCGAAATATTCCCTCATCATCTTTTCTATTTCATACTCTCTGATTGTCGGCATGACTGGTCTCCTTTTTTTATTGATTTTTTAAATTAACTATTTTAAATTTAAACTCTCACAAATAGACGGATAAAAGGCTGCCGCTTTTTCTGTTCTTTAAAAATTCGGGCTGGAAAGGATAAAAGACTTGTTCATGTAGGAGGGATATAGAATTTAAGCATTAAGGAGTATCTATGACTAAATTCCTTTCCCCCTGTGAACTGGCGCAAGAACTCGGCGTTTCCGCGAAGTTTATTTACAAGCTTCTATGGAAAAACCAAATTCCAGGTGCCTCTCAACTCGGCCGGCGCTGGTTCATTGACAAGCAAATCTTTTTTGCCAGTCTCTACAAACAGCCTACCCGTCCCAAGCCTTCCTCGGATGGCGGTTCAACCGATCATCTCGGGGATTAAGATTCAAGGTCTTGCCCCCTTGCTTAGCCTTGGGGGCAAGATTCATTCAATACCACTTCTTTTTTTTGTTCTTGTTCTTATGCTTTCCGTATTCATTGCTTAAATGATTGTGGACATGGTAATGGACATGTTCGTGATAATGGTCGTTTTTTCCTTTCTTGCCTTTCTTATTCTTTTTTTTCGGTTTGATTCCCAAAAGAGCGCCTACCATATCATCTATTACCTCGATCCCCATGCTTCCTAGAATCAATCCTGTTATCGGGTCCATTCTTCATCACCTCCTTTCTGATTATGACATTAATCAGTTAATGGGAGGCTTGTCATTAGCTTAGATTATACCGAATTGGCTTGCTTTGCCTTTCTAAGTTTTGGCCTTTTATGCTTTCCCTGGAAAACGACCGTAAGCTTAACGTCAGGCTTCTCGGAATACAGGGCTTCAAATAGTTTCCATTTAAACTTCCATACATCGGTTGGAACCCCTTTTGTTTCTACATATTCGATTGCGCCGTCATTATGATAAACTATGAAGTCAATTCGATAATCGCAAACAATATATCCATTGACTATTAAGGGAATGTTAACTTGCTCTTGGTAGGATTTTATGTCTTTAGCCTTAAGACTTAAGTCTAACTCTTGAGCGTATCCGGCTTCAAATTTCGAATCAAAGCGCCGTCCTTTATACATCGACTTTTTGGCGTTTGTGTAATAGTTGTTCCTCTGAAGATACATAGGCAATTAACGGCATGCCTAATTGCTGTTTCAGGCCAACCGTATTTGATTAATTCTTTACAAGTGCATTTCATAAAAAATTGGCCAAAATTAAGAGGCCGATTACAAATAATAAGAACAGGATATTGGCAAGCTTAATCAGCCATTCGACTATGCCCCACATTCTTTTTCGCCGCCTCTTGGAGTCTTTCCCATTTCTTGACTTCTCGGTATTGTCTCCAAGCTTTCCGGCATTCTTTATCTTTTCTTAGCCACAAGGATAAAAATACACGCCTGTCCTGCCTGTATTCATTGTTGTATTTATTAACCTTGTCCTTGTTTTTTTGTTTCCAATCTCGCAAGTATTCTTTAGTTGTTTTTTCCATTTGTTTTTAATTAATTAAATTTCGACCAAGACCTAGTCCACGACCACGACCCCGACCTCGACCCCGACCAAGACCTCAACCACGACCTCGACCACGACCAACTAAGCAATGTGGCTTTATTTATCATTAATATTTTCATAATTATCTTACTTCTCTTGGAAGTTCGTGTTTCCAAGAAAAGAAATCTATTATTGATTCAATATTAACTCCCATTTCGACGTTGACAGGTTCTACTTCGTTAAGATGTCCGTCATTAATCGCCGTGTTGAATCTTCCGCTATCCGCTATCCACGCGGCGTCCTCAAGGATTAAGAATTGTCCAACAATCTTTGCAACCCTTCCGGTGCAATGATAGGTTGCAGTTCTGATAAAGTAACTTTTTCCGATTTCAAACGGCACTAATTTTGTTATGTTTTCCATAATTTTTAGCGGCTTAATATTTCTGCTGATTAGCAGAAAAAACAAGCCAATTTAATCTTAATAAACTATCGGCATAGCTACTGCCGGACATGGCGTTTTAGCCGGATGTCTACCGCTTAACAATAACCTCTGGCGGTTCAGAAGTTATGTCGATAATTTGTTAATGAGTTAGATTGTCTAAAGGCTTTTAAAGGCTTTTAAAGGCTTTTTTGTTAATGAATTTCTGATTATTGAATATTGTCAATATAATTCTTGTAGGCAAGAAAAGCGTCAATGGCAATCTTAAGCTCGTTTATATTTACTTCAATTTCTTTATCTTGATGTATAATGCTTATAAAGTTAAGATTGTCATAGCCTCTATTTGTCAATATTATTGCTTCGTCTTCATCGCCCAAGGCTCCTTCTATTTTTATTTGCATATTGTTTTTTATTATTTTTAGAGGCTTTTAGAGGCTCAATATCTTTCCACAAGTCCATTCTTTGAATCCTCTTTGCTTCAATATTCTGAAAGCTTCATTTGTGTTGCATTTCCAGTCGTAAGCGCATTGGTCGCTTACTTCTCTATGCCAATAACTATTTATTTGGAAAATTCCCCTGTCTACTGATTTAATAGAATCTGAATTGTAGTATTTGGCCTTCGGATTAAGCTGTTTATTTTCGCAATCTAGCAATTCGAAAACTTTATTGCTGTCTATCCCATGCTTAGGCGCTTCCTCGGCTATGTAAGCTTTAATCTCTTCTTCTAATGTCAATTGTGAGGCTCTAGGAGTCACGGAGACGGTGATTTCGTCATAATACAGGTCTGCGGTCATTTCTTGGCTTTCTGCCGTCCTAGGGGCTTCTACGGGCTTAATTTCGGTTTTAAAGCTTGCCAAAGCGTTATTCAGGCCGAAAAAGTAGCAGATAAAGGCCATAACTGTAATAATCATGGCTAATTCGTGCTTTTGTCTTTTTAATGTGTAATGTTTTCTCAATGATTTTGAAATCTTGATTTTAGTTTGTTTTTTCATACTTTTTTGTTTTTAATGTTTATTTTTTTTGTTTTATTTGCGAATAACTTAATGGCGGTGGCAAGGATTTTCACCTTACATGATACGGTCTTAATGAGTTTTAGCATGCTGTTATTCCACGATCCCTCATCCTAGTTGCGCCGCTTGTGGCTGCGGTTCAGTATCTAACTAATAGCGTCTACATATTCCGCCACCCCGCCATTGAGTTATCCACAAGTGATTCACTCCCTTATATACATTCTATCACATAGGATGGAAATATTCAAGTGGATAAGTCAATGAATACAAGGACTTGCCAAATTTATTTTTGTTTGTTATCATATAAATACAACTAGCCAAAGCATGGTGAGACAAAAAGCTTCGGCAATCAATAGGTCTTGCTCACCATGCACCTGTTGAAAGTCGGAGCTTTTTGTTTAAAGCGAGATATAATCGGCTACCTCGCAAAACGCCGATTACGCAAGTCAATTAATAACTGGCTTAGACCGGGAGCAGTAAATCCCGTCCCTCATTGAAGGGCTTAACAAGACTGCAGGCTCATACTTCCTTAACTGGAAGTTTAAAACTATGAGTGCCGGGGATACTTATTTAATAAGTTAAATAAGTTAAATAAGTTTAATAAGTTAAATAAGATGAACTATGGCGGGAAAGATTACAAAAGAGTCTATGTGAAGGTTATAGGCATAAGAAAAGAGCATTTTGATTTAATTGAAAAGATAAGAGGAAAGAAAAGTAAGGCCGGAAAATTAGATGAAATAATTGAATTTTATAAAAAAAATAAAAAAATGAAATGAAACCAGACAGAGATTTCAAAATATTAGCCTGTGAGATTTCCGAGATGATAACGGCTGAATTGGGCGATAGTTTCGATATAGACGGGGAGAGATTATGCGGCGATATTTACAAGATATGCCATTGTCTGTCATCTGAATGCTGCTATAATCCCAAAGAGATTTGGGACGAATATAAAGAGGGATATAAAGAGGTTTATGGTGAAGAAGTATTTAATTATTGGGATAATAAGATAAAACAATATGAATCTTAAAGCCAGAACAGTGATTGAAACAAAGAAAAAATATCAAGCCATTAAAGGCATATTCTTTTGGCATAAAACAACTTTAGCGGAAAAAATGATAAATAAATGGACTGAATGGAAAATTGAAGCCGAAAGCTTGCCGGATAAGCTAACTATTAATGGCAAAGAATATGAATTGCTTGAGAAATCTAAATAATATGATAATTAAATAGAACAATATGAACGAAAATAAATTAATCAAACAAATCATCAAATCGATTAACGAGAAAGTGATTGAAATTGAAAAGGAATTGAAATTCTTGCGTCAAGATGATGGACTGCTTAAGGATGGTCTGGCAAGGTGCGAGTATGAGATTAAGAATTTAAAAAATAACAAATAAATGTATGAAAAAAAAACATGGATTGATTAATCCGAGCATGATAGCTAACTTATTGCAAAAAGAGGTGAGAAATTTTCTTGACAAGCAAGACAAAGAAATAGAAAGAATAATTGAAAAAGTTGCCGAATATAATTATGATTTTGATTGGTCAAATTACGTTATTGAAGTAGACGCTATAGTAAAGTTAACTAAAAAAGATTAAAAAAAGCCGCGATTAAGCGGCCTTTAAGATGAATATATGTTTATAGTAGCTTTAACATGCTTTCTTATCGGTTTTTTCTGGGGGATAGCGAACGAAAGAGGCAAGAGCAGAACAAATCTATAAGCCTTTTGCCATCATTTCTTGGATTTTCTGCGGACTCATCGGAAGTATTGCCGTTCCCAGGGAATTTACATTGAATCCCTTAGTCGAAAATAAAGCCCTTAGGTTTTTTAGTTTTTCCGGCACTACGCCTTGGCCTAAAGATTTTAGCATAGCGGCCTGCTCCGGCTTGGGTGTGTACTTAAGAAGCGCCAAATCTTTTGTGATTGCTTGGCTTAAAGCTCTATTAGTTATCATCCCTGTTGGGTTACTGGCTCCTAGGGTTCCGGCTGAAACTCCCATTAACTTCTTAAAATCTATGCCAAGGTCGATATCTTCATCGGCCTTATTTATTTTTCCTTCGGTGTTCTCTCCCTCTCTAACTCCGGATGCTGCTAAGCCTTTAATTATATTTTGCAAAAGTATTTTTTCAGCTGTGTTTAATTGAATTGAATCTTTAGCGCCTTTTACCATGCTTCCGATTGTTTTTTTGCCTGCTATAATTTCAATTAGATTCCTGTATGCCTGCGGGCTGGACATGACATTAGCCATTAAAGCCGGTATGGCCAAGGCCGGATTAAGAGAGCCTACACCCAAAGCCGTAGCGGTTCCTCTTACTATGGCGCTAACTCTTGATTTAGTGGTGTTAGGGATAAGTTCCATTAATGACATAGCATCTTTAATGGTTCTGGCTTCGTCCAGAATGTCTATGCCAAGCTTTCTTGCGGCGTTCATCATGTCCGCTCTTTCTTTTCCTTTATTTAAGTTATAAACATTTGACAAGAAGCTTTCAGCTCCTTTTTTGACTTCATCGTATTTGTCGATTATCGGAGAAAGAGCTTTTTTTGTTTCATAATAATCCCTATACATTTCATTTGCGTCATTGACTTCCGGCAAAGCTTCATCAATAAAGTCTCTTGATTTACCAACCAAATCATAGCCTATCGCTTGCAAGGTTTTGTTTCTTTCAACTACGGCTGTATCGAAAAATTTATTAAATGCTTTATCAACATCCATAAGCTCGTCAACACTCATGTCTCTAATATTCATCTTATCAACAAGCTCTTGCAATGCCTCAATTTCTTGCTCTTTAAATGGAGACGTTCTTGTTGTTGGTCTAACTGCATAATCGACTACATTACCGGCCTTATCTTTAACGGCTTCAATAGCAAGATTGTATTTACTAACTGTTTCGCTTACTTTAGGAATTTTATTATACAAGTTGTATTTTTTATTTGGATTTGCAATTTTGCTCTTTTCTACGGCCTCATCAAAAGCGGTTCTAGCCTTGGTCTTCATGTCAACCAAATTCTTAGATATGTCTTCGGCCAGAGGCCTAAATGGCTGTTGCGGATTATTGGTTATCATCTGTTTAACCTTTTCAGCTTTTTCCGGGTTCGCTTTCATAAGATTATACCAGCGGCTTATTCTTCCGCGTTCCACGCCCGTCATGGTTTCTCCTACATTACTCAAGGTCTTTTCAATCATTTCTTCTGACGGTTTTAGAGATTTAAAGCCGCTCTTAACTTTTGAAGCCATTTCTTTAACCGGTTCAAAAACAGGCTTTAAAGCTCTGGCAAATTCGTCAAACGGAATTAAGGACGTGCCGACATCTATGGTTTCCCAAACAGATTCAGATGTTGTGGGGAAAGCGTTCATCGTTCCAAACGGCGTCTTTACATCCTCAAATCCTGTTTTACCTCCCGGCACTAATGACTGAACTCCTTTGGTTAGGCCTACAACCGGCCTCATTAAACCTCTGGCTACTGGATTCACAAAGTTTTCCGCTCCAAATTTCAAGGCTGATCCGCTGGCATCAGCGAATTTATTAAAGAATCCTTTGCTTTCTTTGGGTTTGCCTCCTGTTATGGCGGATTGCCTCAAGTTTCTAATTCTATCCTCCGGTGACGATAAGTTGCCTCCGGTGCTTTGAGGCTGTCCGCCAATGTTGTATTTCGCTTTTAGCTCGTTAATTTGTTGTGGTGTTAGTGCCATATAGTTAGGCTTTTATGTTATATCGAGCCAATGCTAAGGCTCGTTCGTTTTTAAACCTGTTTTTAACTGAATTTTTAACGCTATCAGTCGAGCTTCTGAACCTTTCTCCGTTAGCCCATCTTTCATTGTATATTTGAACAATTAGTTCCGGCTCGCTCGGTTCTCTTTTGAGAATTTTCCTTGCGTCTTGATATGCTTTTTCGACTACGTTAGTATTTGCTCCATGCTGGACTGCCGTAGACCATATAACGTCTTTTAATGTCTCGCTAAACTTGTCTACCGGTATATTGGCCTTTGCCAGCTTGTTAATTTGCGGCTGGAAATGCGTTGAATTTATGAAATTCTTTTGTTCAGCTTTAAATTTATCAGGATTCTTTTCAGCTACGTCCTTCCATTTTTTATCAAATTCCTTAGTTCCTGGGGTTAGCCCTTCGAAATCCTTAGAAAACGATGATTTACTTATAAACCTTGACGCGTTTCCGCCTATAAGCTGATAAGCGCCATAAGAATATCCGCCAACTTTGTCATAGCCTATGGCTCCCGGATCGCCCGCGCTTTCGAATTTCTCGCTTAGGCTTCCAAGGCCGTTTAAAGACTTGCCCAGGTCTTGCTTAAAATTTGGCTGTATTCCTAGACTTGATTCAATCTTGGCTCTGTTTTCATCATTCAGCTTAGTCATTGGATAATCATTAGATGATTCTTCCGAAACGCTTTTATTATTAGAATTTGATGGTCTTTTTATGCCCAAAGTATAATCCATTAAAGATGAATCAAGAATTTGCAATATGTCTTCATCTGAGAAGTTCGGATTATCCGTGATAAGTGCTTCTATTGCTTTTCTATTGTTTGGATATTGCGCGTAATATTCGTCTACTGTTTTAGGAAACTTGAAAGAGCTTTTAAATATTTCATCAACCGTTTTTAAAGTTCCAATCTGATCCGGATTATATTCTCCATATTGGTTTAGCAGGTAAGAAGTATTTAATTTAATATAATCATTCACCATTTTTCTTTGAGTTTCTATTGCGGCTTTTATCTCTTTTCGCTTAAGCAAGGGTTGTATTCCCAATGAGCCAACAGCCATTGTGTTAGCCCAAAATCCATCTCTTGTTGGATTAGGCAGCATTGATTCAAGTATCTGCATATCCGGGCCGGTTATCGCTCCCAACTCATAAAAAGTTTTTAGATTCATTTTTAGATTCTCGTAAGCATTATTAATCTCTCCCCTGTCTTCGCCGGAAAAATACGACAAACCATTATCGTCAAATAACTTTTCGTAATTATCCAAAGCCGCTAATACTTCTTTGGTGCTTATTTGAGCCTTATATACTTTATTATTTGCTATTTCATTGTCTATGCTTCTAGCCTGCTTATCGTCTATGTAAGTATATTCGCCATTGTTTGCGTTTTGCTGATTTCCCATAGATAATTGTTTTTCCAGCAATTCCATTTGCCTCATTTGGTCTTCGCTTATAAACTTCTGATAATCCAGATTATATTTGGCTTCGGCTATGCCTCTTTGAAATTCATTGTCCTTTAGAAGTTCCTCGAATTTCATCTTGTCCAAACTCATGCCAAATTCCCTAAAGGCCTGATCCGCCACTCTCTTCTTTTCATCAAGCGTTGCCGCTCCCATAAACTCGCCTGTTAGCCCTGCGACATCTATCATATTCTTTAATTGGTCTTGTTCTGCTTTGTATGTCGGCTGGCCTCTAAATGTGCCAGTAATGTCTGACAAAAGTTTCTCTGTGTCCAAGTTAAATTGCTTTTCCTTAATCTCAAGCAATCTGTCTTCCCTGTCCATTTCGGTAAACGCTTGCAATTTATCCAATTCGAACTTCTCTTGCTCTCTGGCTGATTCAAGCAAGGCAAGCTGTCTTTCTTGTTCGGCTTCGGCCATCTTATTAAGTTCTACCAACTGGTTAGCTTTTGCGTCTTGGACTTCAAGCAAGGCGTTAAACTTTTCATTTAGCAAAGAAAATTGTTTGTCTGTGGCTGCCGCCTCTGCCTGGGATATAAGATCCATTTCTTGAGCGTCTAAGGCCGCCATCCTTGATATTCCTGCGCTTTCTTCCTCGGTCAACAATTGAGCCTGATAATCAGAGGCATATCTTGCCCTACCGGATAAAAATCCTCTTACTCTCATGCCTGAAAGCATGGCATTATTAATTTGGTCTTGCTGGTTCTTTCTTACGGCGTAGCTTTGTTTTATGCTCTCTATCATTGATTTATTTCTGGCATCTAGATTTTTTCCGTACTCATCCAAGGCTCTGGACTTCTCTTCCAGAATTGCAATTTTAGCGTCGGATATATCTTTGACTTGCTGCTGTGCAGAAGAAAACAAATTGTTCTCAATATTGGCGTCAATCTCAGTTGACATTTTAAAGCCTTGCTCTCTTAATTTGCTTATACTGTCCTTGTCGTTCATGTCCACGGCAACATCTTGACCGTCTTTTTGGAACACTAAATTAACCGCTTCTTTTTTTTCCGTAGCGTTGGTTTCGGCTTTGGGTTGCTCTCCGATTACAGGGCTTTCGGCTGTTTTACTTCCCTCGTATATCTTAACTTCGGGCGTGGCTCCGGACGCCATCATATTTTGAGCTGCTTGGCTTCCTTGAACAGCTTCAACTCTTTGGCCTGCTCCTGTTTGGAATGTAGCCTTGCCGGTGGTCGGAGAACTGGTTTCAAGCTGATAACCTTTAGAAAAAAGCTCTTTTTCTCCGCTGCTTCCGGTTATAACGGCCTGCCTATCGCCTGTTTCCTGATTAATAAGCGTTGCTTTAGTCTCCTCTGCCGGTGTTATGTTATTGGTTGTAGCCATATTTTTATGTTAAATTTTAAACGGTTTTCCGGTCAATTGGCTTAATTTGGTTAGGTTTTCCTTTGTCTTTTCCCTTGCCATCTTTGAGCTTATCATCACATCATTTCCGCTTAACATCGGATTAACATCGGTTAAAGATTTTGATTCTAGGGATGGAAAACTAAATTGATTATGCAAATTTAAGTCTTTGGCTTTTGTCATATATTTTTAAATAAAATACAAATTTTCGGCCACTAAATAATGATTTGTGTCTGTGCTTCCGGCCGTTCCGCCAGTTCCTCCGGTTCCTAGATTGTCGCCTCCGCCTCCGGCTCCGCCCGCTCCCTCTGATTTGGTTCCGTTGGTTCCGTTTGAGCCGTTACCCAAAGCGTTTCCACCATTTCCTCCTGCTTTTCCGCTATAAGAATAAGAGCCGCCACCTTGTCCGCCTCCGCCTCCGGCATCGCTTGATGATACTGTACCGCCTCTTCCGCCGTTACCTCCGGCTCCGCCGATAGCAGTCATGGCTCCGGAATTAGTCGTTAAAGTGTTATATAAGATCAAAGCCATTCCAGCGGCTCCACCGCCGCCTCCACCGCCGCCTCCACCTTCTCCGGAGGCTTGAGTCGCGCCAGTCGATCCGGTATTGCCGTTAAGATTAATCGATCCGGTGGCTCCGAAATTGAAAGCTCCGGCGCATTCTATAATCAAAGCGCCTCCTCCTGCTCCTCCTGCTCCTCCCGCAGCTCCGCCAGTCTCTCCGGCTCCTCCAGTTCCTCCTCCGGAACCGCAACCAACAACTAAGTACCGTGCATAAAGTCTTTTTTGATCCGGCGTCACATATTTTTCAGTATAGGTTAATATGTTTGTGGATGATCCGCCAGTTCCGCCAGTTCCTCCGGAACCGGCTGCTCCAACCGTTCCGTAATTATTCGTGGCCGATCCGAATATGCCAAATCCGCTAACTCCCGCGTTAGCTCCACATCCCGATAGATTAATAGTTCCGTCTATAGTAACATTTCCAGAACATCTCAAAATTAGAAGCGTGCCGCTGCTTGCCTTGTTTGTGAGCCCTAAAGTAGCTCCTGCCGCTATATTGATTGATGTATAGTTTTTTACCAAAATGTTGGCTGTGGCAGCGTCTAGATTTGTCGTTCCGCTTGGCACGCTTAAAGCTCCGTCCGCTCCGCTTCCGCCAAATTTAAGCTTGCTCGCTCTTATTATATTTCCGGTCCCTGTCGTGTCATTATTCGTAACGAATTTATTTGAATTGCTTGGAGTGCCTGAAGTTCCGGTCAAAGCGTCTTGCTGGTCTTCTGTTAACTGCTGGTCGAATCCAGGGCAAAAATATAGCTCTGTCGCCGATTTGGCTATGCCTATTGATACTTCAACAGTTCCGGCTGATGTGGATATGGCTCCGGCTGTATCAGACAAGAATTGTTTATCTCCGATTGTTAGACCGCTTTGGTTCGAATCAAGGCCTTCGACTAAAACACCGCCACTTATAGCATTGCCATCCGTTCCGGCTCCCTGAGCTATGCCTAGTTTCACATTCTCACATGTGGCCGCTGTTGAAGCGTCCGCAAGCTTCCATTCATTATCCGTTAAATCAAAATATACGATATTACCGGCCGCCACGGTTTCGCCTGCGTTACCGGCTACTGTTACCCTGTCGATGTTCGCGGTTCCGCCTAAAGCCAAATCATCAACATATTTCTTTGTGGCAAATTGAGTGTCATCGGTAGGTGATGAATATGCGGACATTTTGGGAATATTCGGGTCCGTAAATGTCCATACTCCGCTTATGGTTTCGTCGTTATCTTTGCCTGATATTTTGTTATAAAAAGGCGCTGAATTAGAAACTACGGCGATGGTTCCGCCCGCATGAGCCTGTCTTAGCCCAGTATCTTGATCATAAGGAGAATATGGTTTTAATCCTCTGGTTACGCCTGTTATCGTAGCCGTTCCGCTTCCGTTTTGGGTAATGCCGGTAAAGCTGATATTTTCCTCGCGACTAGTTCCCGGCTCCAAAGTCATATAGCCGATTGTGCCAAAATTTGACATTGTTACATTCGTTCCATCGACAAATTGCATCGAAGTAAACGTAATTGAGGTATCAGTTGCCGTTACGCCGCTTCCTGATAGTTTAAGTTTTTGGATTTGAACATATTGAAATGTATCCGCCATATTTTTGTATATTATTTTTTAATGCTTATTGGCTCCGCGCTGCTCTTTGTCACCGGTGCGCCAAAGGCCAATATTTCCCATTGGCCGTCTATCTGATTGCTTTCATACACTACCTGAATTTCATGAAAATCAGTCTTAATCATAGTATCTATCTGCCTGAATTTGGACAAGCTATTTGGCGCTTCGGTATTGCTTCCTATCGGTTCGCTTCCAAGCTTATTTTTTCCTAGGCTGTTATCGGCCTTAGTCTGGAATAATATGCTGCTGTCGCTTCCGTCTATTTCTTTTTCTATCGCAGTTAATGAGCCGTCTAGCTCGTAATTAATTGTTAGAGTTAATATGGTATTGGATGATATTTTGCCCTCGCTATAGAACTCATTAAACTGCTTTAAATTAACTCTGTCTCCAAAATTTTGATAACTGAATTTGACAACAGCATCTATCGCCTTGCCGTTGTCATTAGTGCCGTTAAATAGCCTGTATGTTTCTGGGACTGCGCTGCTATGGCCGTATAATTCGCCATCTATTATGGCAAATTTGCTTATAGGCAAAAGTAAAGGTGCTTCCCAAAATCCTTTTTCAATATTGTAGACATAGACAAGGCTTTCATTCGGAAAAGAGATATATAAATTATTTCTATGATATTTAATGTCTACATTCGTCAAGTCTAGGCTGTTGAAATCTGGTTTTATGGAATCCGATATCGGCCTAGACTGAGGAGTGTCAAAGTTTTCAAGCCTTCCAAGTATGTCTAAAGTCGGCTCTTTGGATATGTAAACTATGTTATTCTTCATCTTTGTTATGGCTCCCTGGCTGTAAGCTGCTTCCTGTGCCGTGGTTTTAAGCCTGATAACTGATAATAATTCGTTTAGATTATCACTGCTTAAAGCAAAGTTACTTATATACCACTGGTCGTTTCCGGCCGATATATACATATTTTCTTCTTGCTCTATGAAGCCTGTCGGTGAGCCATCCAAGGTCAAAAGCATTCCCTCTCCCGGCACTCTGGGAGAACTATAAGTGAAATCGGTAAAGTCCGTATTCTTACTGACAAATATTTCATTGTTAATGGTTGAGCCTATCCAAACTTGATTTTTAAGCACTCTTATTAAGTCGTTCGAAAATAAGGTAGCGTCACTTCCTGGCTTGTTTGCAAAGGTAGTTACTGACTGAACAGCCAACGATCCGCTGGCTTCCGCGCTAGGGTTCGGTGTTACGCCTGTTAATGTATTGGTTGTCTCGCCTCCGGTATATGTATATTCAGTGCCGTTAATCATTATTTTTTTATCGTAAGTCATTGCGGATCCGCCAGGATTCAATAAGAACCTTTTTTCCGCCCATGTGGATGATGTATCTAAGAGCTGAATAGTGTTTGCTGTGGTCGTGCCTATTTTGGCGATACCTCCACCCCAAGCGTAAATGTTAGAATCTCCGTTTACAAATAAAAGAATGTCTTTATTTTCGTTTGTATCCCACCAATAAGCATAGTTGAAATTAACGTCTGTCCAGCCGCTTTTAACCCTAACCCAAGCCGATGTAAGCTCATCATAAACCTCTAATTCGTCATCATAACTTCTTAAATGCCTTGATTCTCCGGTGTTAGTCTGCCAGTCGAAAGCGCTCTCTATCGGCGTTAAAGCCGCGTTTGCCACCCCAAAAATAGTATAGCCTTCTCTTATTTTTATGTTCTCCCCATCAGTAGATAGGACGTTTTGGCTTCCGGAAATCAAATATCCGTCTCCTAGCTTGCTTTCATCCGTCTTGGTTCTATATCCTTTGAATTGTTGTGTTATCGCAAAGTTTTTCATAAGGAATAATACATGCTTTGAGCCGGTATCGATTGCTTCTTGTTAGCTGCTTGGTGCTTTAAAAGTCCGGCATTATATTCAGACTTGAAATAATTAACGTCGAAACCGCTGTTTTCGGCGGCTTGTTGATGAGCAGCGAATTCAGCGCATTTGTTTAACAATAGATTATAGCTTTCTGTGTCCAGATTAACGGTATCAGTATCAGCACTTACGGTTTCCTGCCACGTTCCGGCTGATGAGCTGAACAAATATTTGGAATAATATTCAATTTCCCAAACCTCGCCCAATCTCGCCACTAACTTATCAATTCTTATATTATTCATAGCGTTTCCGTCATAAGTTATCGTTATTCTGGCGTAATCCACACTTGAGCTGTCTGGCGTTCCTGTTTCCGTAGCTGTATCCCAGTCAAAACGCAATAAATTCCAACCTGTTTGAAAGGCTAAAGATTCGTGAGTGCTGGTAACGGTTTTATTCCAATAATTAGAGCTGTCGCTTCCCCATCTTAAGTCAACCGATGTAATGGATGAGGGCAAATAAACCCATAAAAATAAAGCTCCTACATCTTCCTCGTCGCTTAAATCAACTGCGGTAAATGTGGAGTTTTCGATATATCCTGATGTTGTCGCTCCGGACAAATTAAATCTAAGGCTCGCGCTTCCGCTTACATAATTAATGTCATCAGCTATTAAACCGGTAGCGTCTCCTCCTGCCGCCCATGTGCCGTTGGCGGTTATGCTGTTAAAGTCATTCAGCACTATGCCGCTAG